AAATGACTCATATTATTAATCACCCATTATTGACGCACTTACAAATTGAAAATCTTGGTAAGAAGTTAAATAAGTACTAAACGTACAAACCCTACAAGTAGTTGTTGTCTGAGCACCTGAACTTCTTGCTATATTAAAAGCTGCGGCACTTGATGTTGAACCACTTGAATCAAATTGACAAGTTCCATTTACTGCATAATTTGCGTTAGCAGTAGCGGTAGTGAGGTTAATTGTAAAGTCCCCAGTACCGTTAACAGTTATGCTTGAAACATTAAAAGAATCAAGAACAACTCCAGCGGTGTTGCCATTACCACCTTGGAAATATACCCACATTTTAATAGCCCCACCGGGGCCAGTAGGTCCGGTAGGGCCAGTAGGGCCAGTAGGTCCAGTAGGTCCGGGTACAGTAGACGCAGGTCCAGTAGGTCCTGTTGGTCCTGTTGGTCCTAGGGGCCCGGTTGGTCCCGGCGCTCCGGTTGGTCCTGTTGGTCCAAGCCCCCCAGTTGGTCCAGTAGGTCCAGTAAGTCCTTGAATACCTTGTGGTCCTTGAGGTCCTGTGGGTCCGGGCGGTCCTTGAATACCTTGTGGGCCTTGTGGTCCTGTGGGTCCTAGTCCTCCAGTCGGCCCAGTGGGTCCAGTTGCTCCCTGCGGAACTACAAAGTTAAATACCGCAGCGGTGGGGGAGCCTACGTTAGTTACAGATGCAGGTCCAGTGCTTGTTGTCCCTGCCGCTACAGTAGCGCCCGGTCCAGTTGGTCCTGTTGGGCCAGTTAAGCCGGTTGGTCCCGTTGGTCCTAGGGGGCCTGTAGGTCCCGGTGCGCCTGTGTTTCCTTGAATACCCTGCGGTCCTTGAGGCCCTGTTGGTCCTGTTAAACCTGTTGGCCCTGTTGGGCCTGTTGGGCCGGTAGGACCTGTTGTAGCAGCCCAAGCATACCCACTCCCTGTCCATTGTAAATATGTACTAGATACTGTTGGAGCAGGGGTAAATGTAGTAGTACTTGCGCCACTTTGATAAGGTATTTGATTAGCCGCACCACCAGCAATATTTGTAGATGTTGTAGCCGTTGCAGCATTGCCACCAATAGAAAGCCCTGAAGCTGTTCCAGTAATATTAGTACCAACTAACGCACTAGGTGTTCCTAAAGCTGGGCTTACTAAAGTAGGAGAACTAGATAAAACAACAGAACCTGACCCAGTTGAAGTTGTAGTTCCTGTACCCCCTGCCAAAACAGGTAAAGTACCAGCAACTAAAGCACTAGAAGATGTAGAGTAAAGGGCATTATTAGCCGCAGTAAATGTAGTTAGCCCTGTACCACCATAAGGAGGCTGAATAGTGCCACCCTGCCATGTACCACCAGAAATAACAGCGGTTCCAAGATTAAACGCATTGGTTCCAAAAGTTACACCTTCGGGAAGATATGCATGTAAGTCCCATGTGCCACCAGCAGTGCCGTTGTCTGTTAAAAATACTGCTCCTGCTCCACCAGCAGTAATAGTGCCAATTGAACCAGTAGCGTAATTTTGAAGCGTTAGTGTACCAGTAGCAAGATTATTAAATATAAAAGCTACGCCTGTAGAAAGGGTTGTAGCATCGGGCATTGTATATGTTTGCCCGCCAGTCCCATTAAGAGTATGAATATAGCTTGATGCTACTGTTAATGCTGTGACTCCACCAGCGGCTGTGGTGTTTGTGCTAGTTTGATTAATCCTATTAACAGCTACGTTTTGATTAGCATCCCGTAACATAACAGAGTTAGCACCTGAAGATGCTGTTACACCCGTACCACCATAAGCAACACCAATAGTAGTACCGTTCCAAGTACCTGAAGTAATTGTACCTAATGGAGTAACATTACCGCTTGTGTCTTCATATACAGAAGTTGACGCTGGATAAGTAACAAATACATTACAAGTACCACTAAATGTAACCGCAGCACCAGAGTTTGATGACGATAAAACCGTTGTACGGGTTAGCGTTGGTCCAGTTGTTGAGTATGTGCCAAGACCAACTTCCCAATTTCCAAAGGAATCAGTGGCGGCATAGTAAGTAGTGTTGCCATTACCTACAACAGCAAAAGACTGAAACCCAGCCACATTACCAATTAATGTAAAACTTATGGTTGTGTTTGGTGTACCAGTCTGTTGAACTCGGTCATAAACTACGAGAGCCATTTAGGACTCCTTAACTTGTAGCGGTTGTACTATATGTAACAGTAACAGTATCACCTGAAGTCACAGTTTTTGCTGTACTAAAGTTTCCTTCAGAATACAAGACTCCAGCCGTGCTTGAAATTGTACTAACAGCGCCTGTACCTGTAACCAAGAAACATCCATAAACTGTTGCAGAACCTGTCATTGTGTAGGTAATTGCAGTTGCAGTTGATGTTGTGACGTTTGATGGAGTTGTTCCAGATGAACTTGACGCAGCAAATACAGCTGTTCCACGAACTGCTGAACCACCAACTGTATAAGTTGTTAACTCAGTCCATGTCTTAGAAGTCATTGTATCTGCGGCAGCAAATGTTGTACTGTTATTAATTAGACCTAAAAATGGTCCAACTGTCGTATATGTACCTGATGTTCTGAGTAATGTATCGAGCATTAGCTGTTTACCTACAGCTACAACTAAGTTAGGAAACTCTTCGCCCCATTTTAAATTGCCAGCAACATCACGGCACTCAACATGATAAAAACCTTCTACGCCCATTCCTTCAGGAATAGTTACGTTTGCTTGTAATGTGGCTACAGCGTTGTCACCGCAGCTTGCTTTTTCGTTTGTCATAATTACTCCTAAGAAATTGTTATTACTGCGGTTGTTGATGACGGCGTTGGGAAAGTAATTGTAAACGTACTCGTTGTTGTTTTATCTGACCCAAAATTCAAAACTGCTACTGTTGCACTCGTTGTACTATTGTAAATCAATGCACCCCTACAAGTAAAGGATGCCCCTGTCCAAGTTACTGGGTCAAACGATATGTAAGCCACGTTGTTTGTGGTATCCCCAGTAGGTGTATTTGATATGACTAACGGCTTACCGCCAGCTGTATACCCTGTACCAACAACCTCACCTGTAGTCGTGTAAACAGCCGTTGCGTTATTTAAGTCAGCGTTTGCAGTATATAAAGCAATTTTGTAAGTATAAGAAGTTCCAGTATTAAAATTAACCAACCCACTGAGAGCATCGGTCTTGAACCTCGTAGTTTGTCCTTGAACTATGGTCACGAGTTAGGTCCGCTCACATTTAGTTTAGTCTGACCATCACGATAAGCGTCACCACGCTCAAGACCATCACCAAGACGTTTAGCTAGGGCTACGGCTTCAGTAAACTTCTGCTCATAGTAAGTGACCATATCCTGCTCACCCTTCATAAATATCATAGCTTCACGCATTGAACCATACAGAAGAACAGGGTCAAAGTTATCACCAAGCCAAGAAGTACCCGTAGAGTTATTGACTTGAGTAACAGCGATAGCAAACCCAGAACCAGAGCCAGTACCAATATTAGCTGCGTCAAAACTTAAACTGTCGCCTACTACATAAAAATTACCACCATTAGTCAAAGTTACCGTTGTAACAATGCCGCCAGCAATAGTTATTGTAGCTACAGCCCCAGCGCCAGAACCACCTGTTAATGGTATGTTTGCGTAAGTACCGTTGGTGTAGTTTGTGCCGCCAGTAAAAGAAGCGGTGTTAAGTAAGGTAATAATACCCTGCACAATAGAAGCTGGATAAAAGAAATAATGTAACTCTACTGAATAGTTAGAGTCTGGAGTAGGTCCTATAATTGCTGATAATTCAGTATTTGTTGAATATTGTGGACCAAATAAAGCATAATACTGTGGTGTGCCTATATCAGTTGCTTTAGGATAAGCTTGTCTAATAAAGTTAACATCTTTATTAAGTAAATACTCATAACCACTAGTCGTTACTACAGCCAAAGAATAAGTAGATAGAAAGTCGTTAGGTAAAGATAGATACTGATTATTTACAGTTAAATTACCTGTTACGTTTTTGCGTAACGAAGGAAACTGTATCATGTTAAAGATACGCTCCTCAGCCTGTTGTACAAACGTAGGAATGCTCGATACAAAGAGCGATTCCGTATTCTCAGCGTAGTTCTGGATTGTTTGATACAACGTAACGTAATTCATTATGCCATCGGTCCTCTAGCCATTACGCCCTTAGTAGCAGCGCCTGTACCACGAATCTTCATTTCGCCATTAGGATTCTCTGGAGTGTAGCTTCCTTTACTAATACTACCAGTAGATATATTCATCCTATCCATACATTCAGCGCCTGTTTTGTATTTGCTATCAGCTTGGATAGAACTTTTTTTACCGTCCATAGTATGTGGCTCGGCATAAACAGAGGCAGAACCAACTTCCTTACCCATTACTTTGTTAGAAAACTTAGCCATTATCTGCCCCTTTGTGCGGCTACTTTAGCCATATTACGTCCCATAGACTTCATATTCTTGTTGGTTTTGCCAACAGTATGCTTCATAGGTCCGTTTTCAATTTTTACATTTGGTCCAGAATCACCAAGGTTTGTACCTTTAGTTTTTCCAGATTTAGTAATGCCATCGGCTGCTTTTCTAAATGCCATTTTATACTCCTAAGTTGTCGAGATTGTTACACTATTTACAGTCCCATTTGCAACTAACGCATTGGGAGTTAAAACTCTATCAAAACCACTAGAACCACCAACAGGGTACCAACCCCATTCAAATACTCTACTACCGCCTTCGGGGTAGCCACTCTCATCTAAAGTGTTATTACTCCCGTTTTGCGTCTGCAAACCACTTGTTCCAGAAGCATAATAACTTATATCAGGTCTTGGCTCCCTTACTGCTTGTGGGTCATTGACCGGATACATACCTAATTGTAACTGAGGTTGGTCAGGTTCCCAACACTCATTACATACTTTTATACTAACCATTCTGGTCTTAATCGTCAATTTTCTAAGTTGACTTAATTTAAACCGTTGCCCACACCTATCGCACTCCGCAATACTATGTTTACCGGAAGCGTAATTACTAGGCATTATCTATAATAAAACATGTTGCGTGGAACAAAACGAATAGGAGCAGTCTCCCTATCTTCTGCGGAAGCTAAACCAAATTGCTCTTCGTAATCGGCTTTTAAAAATATAATTCTCTGTGGGTCTGTACCTTGAATCTTTACACTTAAAAAGTAAGATAATCCAGCCGCCATACAGTTAATAAATCTAAATGGTACGTCCTGTACATTAACACCGCCCCCAGCATCTTGAATCCTACGCATACGCCAGTAAACGAGCGTATAGACCGTTCCAGAAGCTGGTACAGGCCAGAGGTTCACACAAGGTAAATACTGCGCTGTAATAGCGTCTCCTATTGCGTGTGTGGCTGCTGTTGTATTGTTTTGTCCCCTCCAGCAGTTCTGAAGTTGGTTTCCAACAATGTTTGTATACGCAATAGTCTCAGTGCCAATCTGAATGAAACCAGTTGACCTTAAGTCTAAGTTAGCAATGCTACTGTTTGTTGCCGTTTTTAAAGTAATAGTTGTAGCTGTTGCGCTAATAGCTGTCTGTAACAAGTATTCAGTTGTGTCGCTATTGCCAGATTGACGGTTAAAGTAAACTTGAATCGGTCTACCTGTTGTTAACTTATTAGGAATAGTAGCGTAAGTAGGCTCAGATATACGAGAGAGATTAATATCACTTTGATTGGTTGTATCAGCATTGTTTGTACGAGTTTCTAGGTCTAATATGTCTACCGTATCTGCTGGAACAGCGTAGATACCTTGGTTTGGATTTAAAATTATACTCGTTTCTTCAACCGTCCACAGATTGATACCACGGTTAGCCCACTCAACTAGCATTAAGTTAAGTGACCTTCTAGCGGTTTTTAAATCATAGCCGGTACGTAACTGTGAACCACAGCGTTCAAAAGATTCTTCAACCATTTCTGCTAGGTCAAGGTTAAATACGCTAGTTCCGGATGTTAACGCCATTATCTATACCCTGCGGTTTTCTTTGCTATATTCTTCGGTTGTGCTACAAACTGCTTACCTTTTGCCTTACCTGCTCGCTTTGCTTTTGTAGTCGCAGCGTACTCTTGTGGGCTTAACGCATCAATAGCTTTCTTTGGTAAATAACGCTCACCTGTTACAGATGATTTCTTACCTGACTTGGTAGTCCATTTCTGGTCCCCCCAAGCTTTTAAAGATTGCTGTGACTTTGCTAGTGCCATTACTTGTACCCACCCCCCGCTGCTTTATACCGCTTAGCCATAACTTGCGCTTTTCTTGCTGACCATTTTCCTGCGCCTGTGCCAACTATTGCCGCAGCTTTAACACTATTAAATATCCGTTTACGCAAACTTGGTTTAGTGTAATTACCGGCCTCGTTTACCTTAGACTTTGCTTGTCCGCCTTCTTTCATATAACCCATTTTATTACGTACAGCGGTAGGTAATTTAGATAAACCTTTTTTGGCGTCTGGAATTTCTTTTAACTTGCCGCCTTTAGCATACTGAGTAAAGTCCGTATCATCTTTACGAGGCTCTTTTTTACCTTTAGGCATTTTAGATGGGCTTATTGCGCCCATCCCACGAGAGGCTTTCATGCACGTGTCTTTCCACGAATAGCACAGCCATCGGCACGAGCAGAAGCAGACTTTACTTTACCGCCAGCTTTCATGCCGCCACCTTCAAGACCTTTTTTCATTCTTTCTTCTTTAGCGTACTTTTCAGCGCCATACGGTTTTCCTAACCCACTAATAAAACTACGTAAACCTTTAAACCCTAACGCTCCGGGAGACGGGTCTGGTTTTGCCATCTCTGTCTTCTTTTCTGCAACTTTAGGTGCAGGAACTCTAGCTTTTGCTATAGTTTCTGTAAATGTCTTACCGCCAACCCTAGGCTCACTTAATGGTGTTGCTTTTGGCCTAGGAGCAGTTTTTTTCTTAGCAGGTTCATCAGTTTCTTTAGATTCCCCAGACATTGATTCACTAGGTAATTTACCGGCTTTTACAGTACGCATATCAATAAATTCATCTTCAACTTCACTACCGTCTTCACCATTAAAACGTCTAGCTTTTTTCATCATCTTTTTCATTTAGCAAGCCCTTCCGCCCATGTTCATTTTAACCATTTTACCTTTAGTTAAGCCTTTTTTGGCTACACCATTAGCATCTTTATGTCCAGCGGATAATCCACCACCAGCCATTTTCTTCATAGCCATACCACCGTTTTTAAGTGTAGTTAAGCTAGTTTTCTTACCGCCATGCTGTTGTTTGTCATGCATACCAACAGCTTTTTTAATCATCTTTTTGTCTTGAGCTTTATCATCTTTAGCCATACCGCCTTTTTTCATAGGCATTCCGGGAGTTCCCGGTTGAGGTCTACCAGCTTGCATCATCTGGTTATCAGCG